TCACCTTTCCTCATGCATAAGAGTGCAATTGAATCGAAGGTGGTTTTTACTGGTACTTCATTCTTCTTTCCGCATCCGGCACATGTTCGAAGATTCCACGCCTCTCCATCTCGAGAGAATGACTCTGTGAAGCTGGCAAGGATATTACCGCACTCACATGGAACTATTTTATTCTTCCTGCGATAAGGGCCCCTGCCTGGCTCTGGTACAAATATCATAACGGTATTTCTCCATTCGTAATTTCTTCTATCTTCTTCCAGGCCCGGCGCATCCGGACCATCATCGCCAGCACTTCCGCGTAGGAGAACGTCCTGCCGAATCGATGGATGTCTCCGGTTAGCTCGAAGCGCGCGGCCCCTGTTGGGTCCACCACCTTTTCGGTGGGAGCCCAGATCAGTTCTGCCTCGGGTATGAGACGATCCTCGATGTAGATACACGTCGCATAGAAGGGAAGCTGTACGCTCTCGTTGACCTTTTTCTGCGTCCACTTCCCCGATCCGGTCTTGTACTCCTTGAATGCGGTGTGGTTATTCCTGATCGAGTCTGGTCGGAATCGTATTGGAATTACCTCCTTGCCTGTGATGGGTAACTCTATGTCGATTATCGGATCGCGCAGCTCGAACTTGGGCAGCTGCGCGATTACGAAGTCCTTCATCGGATCGCCGGTTTCCTGGTCCAGCTCTATGGCCTCGGCTATTTCCTTTCCGAGATCCATACCGGCGTTGCGGATATTGCGACCCTCCAGATAAATCTTGACGTACCATGCCGGACTTTTCTCAGCGAGGATCATCTGACTATATGACAGGTAGGGTCGAGGGCGCATGTTACTTTTCTCCTAGCTCTTTTATGCGCGCGTCGATGACCTTCTGCAGATCCTTCTTCTCTTTGGCCGTGTACTTTGAGCTCTTGCTGATTTTGTCTCCCATCTCCTTTAGGCCGGCCACATCCTTGGTCTTCTCGAGTATACCCTTTACCTTGTCGAAGTTAGCTTCGCGGCTCGGTGCATCCGAAGTCGCTGCGCCCGGAGTTTCCACCGTCTCCTTTGACGCGTCCGTGTCCTCATCTCCGGTTAAGATGCCGAAGGCGTTACAGAATGCATAGCGCTTGGCGAAGGTCAGCGCGGCCGCGACCTGTTGCGTGGCGCTCATTACCGGAGTCTTCGTTCCCAGAGGAACCTCTACTGTCGTTGGCTCAGAGTGTCCACTCTTGTGCTTTGCTATACACGTTACCTTTACATTATTCGCCAACGTTTCACTCTGAATGGAGTAGGAGAAGCCATTATCTCGCAGAGGACCTCGGACTTGGCTAACGATAACCTCTAGCTTCGCGTAATCGTAGAGCTTAGTACCATTTTCCTTGGCTACCCTTGTACTCTTTTTAATGATAGGACACTCTCCCTGGAAATTTGCCATGGCGTCATCGAAGAGACGCTTGGCGCGCCTGCCTTCAATGCGCTCTTGGAGGTCGAGGAGCTTTTCCATCGTCTCCACCGGCGTTCCCAATTCTATGGCCCGGAGGATAATCGACTGGACTGACACATTCTCGCCTACCTCGATCATCTTACCCTCGTCTTCCCTCTCGACTATGGCTACTGCTGCCTCTGACTTCTTCGCACGCGGTACCTTTGTTGCTGTTTTTGCCATATTAGTATAGTGATGGTCTTGTTTTTGTAATGACCTTGATACCGGGAACCTCTTGGCCATCGGTAATCACGGCCTTGCGAATCTTCGCCCTGTCTATGACCAGGTATTCTCGGGGGATGAGAGTCTCGTCCTCTATCTCCCAGTCTCGATATTCGGATACTCTGATCTGACCGCCTGCATTTCCCACCGCTCGCGATTGCTCCTCGGGTAATGCTTCGAGCTTCTGCACGGCTGTCTCCTCCTTAATGTACCCGGAGGTTGCCTGGCCGACGATCTTGGCGGCTGCGACTCGCTTCTTCTCATTCTGCTCCTGGATGTATGCTCCTACCTTTTGCTTGAGGACATCGGTAATGCCCTTCGCGCGCTTGATGACCGGATCGTAGTTATCCTTGGCGATCCTGATGATCTCCTTGGCTGGAGCGACATACGCGTCACGCTCGCCCTCGATCTCCTTGGTCATCTCCTTAATACTCTTGGCAAGGTCGGTGGCCTTGATTACATCCTTCTCATCCTTTAGGACAAGCTTCTCTACGCTAGACTCGAACGTCTCTGTCTTCTTTTCGAACACCACCACTGAATCCTGCTTTGTTGTTTTTGCCATTGTGTTGTGAGGCGGCCATTGCGCCCGGGCCGTATACCTCGATGAATGTTATAAGATTTCGTCCTTTAATGTGGTACCGGAGGAGTCGACCTGATCCTTCCGTTTTTGCCTTCAAGATATTTTCTTTGGCGATGTCTGCCGTAATGTACTTTCGGATCGTGCGAATATCCCGAGCCCAGGGTAGAAGGCCCTTGACCTGAATATCCTGCAGTCCGTAGTCGGCGTTCGGATCTATCTTTTTAATCGTTTGCTTTATCATGTTTCAACAATATCACACGTTATCATTCTATGCTAACGCGAGTTTTCCCCAGCCTCTCAGCAAGACGCTTTTGGAATTCCTGGACCATGCTGGTCTGTTTTTTCCGCGCGCCCCCTTGAGTTATTTGCTGGATGATTTCTTTCTTTTCCTGGAGGATCTCGACGATGTCCTCCTCGATCGATTCGGCCATGACGTAATAGTAGACGTTCACGGTTCCAGTCTGTCCGATGCGATGCGCGCGGTCCTCTGCCTGGGCGTGAATCTCCGGGCTCCATTCCATGTCCGCGAATATCACAATAGATGCTGCGGTTAGGTTTAGCCCCACGCCCCCTGCTTTAATGTTGGCTACCATTACCTTCACGTCTTCCTTTTCCTGGAAAGCGTCCACGGCCTTCTGTCGTGCCTCCTGGCTGTCGGCGCCGGTTAGGGTGACGCATTGCACCTTTTCGGTTGCATCGTTGTACCTTGACCCCTTTTTAGCGGCCTGGAGGCCATCGGCAATACTATGGATAGTGCGCGTGAACTGCGAGAAGATAATAACCTTCTGCCCCTGGGCTACCGCGTTCTTGGTGTCCTCGACGATCTGCTCGATCTTTGCCTGGGAGCATACCTGTTTTAGCTTGACCAGCTCCACGAGCTGTTGGGCCCCCAGGATGTTATCGATGTCCTTGCCGGGCTCCGGGTTGCTTGTTATCTGCGCGATGTAATCATCCCAGGCAGTATCGTAGGCGCGGCGCCATTCCTTTGTGAATTCACAGACCTGTATGGATATGATCTTGCCGGGAAGATTCAGCACCTCATCCTTGGTGCGACGTAGGACGAAACCCTTTACCGACTCGCGCAGCTCATCTAGGTTCGTGGCCCCGGTTTCGTCAGTCCATGTGTAGACTCGGTATCGGTCCTTGTTCATCCGGAAAGGGAACGCTTTGTTGGGCATTACGAAGAACCTGTTGTTTGTCTTTAGGTCGTGGACCATCGTCTTCGTCTTCGCTCCACAGTAACGGATCATGTAGGCTCCGCGCGCTCGGCCAAGCGGATGCTTTATCGCCGCGAGCTGGTTGAAGAGTTCGGCCGGTCGATTCAGTATTGGCGTTCCGGTGAGACAGTAAACCCTAGGAAGGCTATCGAGAATTGCGAGGGTATTCTTTGTACGGATTGTTGCCTTACCCTTGATGTAGTGACTCTCGTCTACGATCGCCGTGTCAATCTTCCCTTCGGCAATGAAACCTTTTATCTGAGAGAGGTACTTTGGCAGCATGTCGTAGTTGACCACTATCCATTGTCGACTCCATTCTGCCTGGGGTATCAACTTCTCGGGCCCGGATTCTACCACGAAGATATTTGCCTGTGGCAACACCATAAGAATCTCTCTCTGCCAATTTATTTTAAGCGACGCCGGGCAGATCACGATCACGTTCTTTGCTCCGTCCTCATAGGCGGCCACGATGGCCTGGCGTGTTTTCCCAAGGCCCATGTCATCTGCCAGGATCGCGCGCTTCCTCTCCTTTAGAAAAGATACTCCTTGTTTTTGATGCTCAAATAATTCACTCATACTTTTCGTAATTACTGGCTACATTTGGTTAGCCCTCTCACAGTCCACACACTCTGACTGGTGGAAGAATAATATATTGCCACACTGTTTCTTTAGTTTCTAATAGGAGGAGACTGGGAGAAGGAGGCGAGGGTTGACTCGCGTAGCAAAGATTGAAGCTCAAATAATCTCGCACGGACTTGTTCAACTTCACTACTTCAACTTAATTGCAACTTATTTGCCCACTCCTTCTCTCAAGCTCCCAGCAGATTGGCTGGTGGGGAGAGGCGCTTATCTTCCTTTCCTCCGAAGGATGTGCACGACCAAGGGCACCCTTTCGGAACCTTCCCCCATCAACCAACCTCTACTGGCTACTCGTTTTTACATCTCGGGTATCCAGGATCCTTTGCCCTCCTCATCGCGGCGTACGCGTGGGACGAGCGGCCGGTCCTGGATACCTGGCATTCCTTGCACCTGTACTGTAGGAATATCTTCCTACGCCTTCCCATTGGCGTTGGTGGCAGTGTCCCTCGACGAAACTGCCTGTCGAAGAAGCTTTGACGTGGCCGGAAGATTTCCTTTAGCCCTTTCATTAGAATGGGATATCTTTTAGATCCACTATGTCATCCTCCGGATTTCCGTCTCCGTACTCCATCTGCGCCTGCTCGGGCTCCGGGGCCGGTTCTGGGTCAGCCTGCTCCTGCGCGGCCTGCTCAGCGCCCTTAGGCTTTGCCCCGAATTGGAATTGCTCCAGGATGATATCAGTCTTGTAGCGCTTCTGACCGGTATCCTTGTCCTCCCAGGATCGCGTCTTGAGACGCCCCTCTACGTAGATCTCCTGGCCCTTGACCACGTACTGGGCGATTACGTCTGCCACCTTCCCGAAGGCGGTGATGTTATGGAACTCAGTTTCGCTCTGCTCGACTCCATCCGTCTTCCACGTTCGGTTAGTTGCTACCGAGAAGTTCACTACCGTTGCGTCCGATGGAAGTTTCCGCGCTTCTGGCTGTTGAGTCACGCGCCCGACTATCTGTACTTTGTTTATATTCATACTGTTGTTTTTACTACCACGAATAATTTTTTCACCCCCCACTGAAATGCCTCGTCTTTTGTCTCCATCCAGATGTCGAAAGTATCCTCGCGGAACCTCTCGGCCGTACGGTCCTCACACTGATACTCTTTTTCTTCGATGATGACCGTTGTTCCGAAAGGTATGCTCGCCGGGCACGCGGCAACACCCGGTCCAGTCTTCGCCCCTGATGCTGTTATCGTAGGATCTCCCCACGTTTCGTCCGGGCTGGACGTATAGGCTGTTACCCTGGCGTGAATGATTTCAAGCGAGGCTTCCGGATAGATTAGTCTTGCTCCATTCTCGAGCTGATAGCGGAGACCTCCTCTCTCATCCACCGGCACCCAAACCCCGGTCGGGTCATACATTTCCACGACCCCGGTGTCGGGGTTCTTTTGTATATCTCCTTCCCGGTAAGGTCCTGGCTCCTGCATCTGTATGCTTATTACCTCATGCGAGGATTGCACAGCCTCAGCTAGAGGATCTAGGTAATCGGACGTCGTTACCCACATCGGTATAATCATTAGCCCTGCCATATACAGTCCTACAATGATTCCCACCTTTGCCCGGCGCTCTAGGGTAACTTTGTACTTGATGAAGTCTTTTTCGATCTGATTCATATGGTTATGCTATGTGATCACCCAAGGCTACGATGGGTTCCTCCCCCCTTGCAATCCTGTTCGCTCCCTTCTCCAGCTGATCGATCTGCTCTTGGTTGAGGAAGCCTAGTGATACACCGTAGTGAATAAACTCACCATTCGCCATCACCACTCCTTCAATGAGAGCAGTGATGGGATAATCTTTGGGATACTCTCGTTGCTTTGCCATACCTGTTGTTTTTATCTTTCTTTGTAGTGTTGTTTTTCGACCTACCTGTATACTACCACCGTTATCACTTTATGACAACGCTGATAGTTTTCCACAGCATTCAATTTGGCGCTTTCCGCCAAATTGAATTGGCGTATTGTGCCAAATTGATTTGGCGCTTTCCGCCAACTTCTTCTATATACAAGAGAATACACTCCAGAGACCACTACAGAGTTGCGCTCTCTTTGAAAGCAAAAGCCACCCCGTGGCAACAGGATGGCTTCGCTTCTCTTAACGAGAGAGCGCGAAGAACAACAAAACTTCGCGTCTATATATTATACCACCTAGTTGTAAAATTTCCCGATCACAAACTGCAGCAGGCCCATGAATAGTATCGCGACAGTTCCCCACGTTTTTACCTGGGCCTGGAAAACAGCGAACGATATATTTTGTTTATGCATATCATCCGTCATGCTTTTATTGGTCTTTTCAAAATCTTTTTGCCACATCTCTTGCGCGACCAAGAATTGCTTCCACTCCAATTTGCCAACGTAGTTATCGTCGATTCGTTCAATATGAGTCTTCATCCCCTCTACGGAATTTTTAATATATCCCACATCTTGTGCAAGGAGTGCGATTGTTTGTTGAAGATTATACTGATATTTTTCAGTTCGTGCTTCTTGTTCCGCTTGCATTTTTTGATCCATTATTGTTTTAAGAATTCATCCATGGTGTAGGGTGTCGTGCCGGCCTCCTGGCGCGCGCGAAGCTGATCCTGTGCGTAACGTACAGAATCTTCTTCGCTTAGACCCCATTTTTCCTCTGCCGCTCGAGCGGCCATACCAGGATTCCACCCTGCATTTATAAGCTTTTGCTGCTCCTTGTTGCGCTCGTAGTGATAGCGGAATAATTTCGAGAGTGATTCGCTCCGAACACGCGTACTGATTGTACTAATATAGTCGGCCTTTTCTGCGTCAGTTGCTCTTTGATAGCTAGGGTTCTGCATTGCCTCCTCAATACGCGACCGGATTCGCGGACCAATATCCTGAAGAAGAATATCGTATTCCGCTTGGGAGAGGTCTATGCCATACGCCTTGCGCTGAGGAAATCCTATGCTTGCCCCGATACGCTCGAGTTCCTCGTAGACTGGGTCGTTCGTATCCTTCGAAGCTACGAAGGGATTAACGAAACGCTCTATCCCACTTCCGGCGCGCTCGGCTACCTCTCCGGTCGCGTCTCTGCTCGGTACGAGCGAGTCCTGCATCCCCGGGATCCTGCGTTTGAAAGCGTCGGCTACGCTGTCGATCTGATAGATCGTTGGGTCAATGGCCCGGGTCAACGAGAATAGGATATTGGGAACAAACCCCGAGAGAACATTCTGAAGATAGTTTGGCGCGGCACTTATAATTCCCTGGCCATATTTCCCACCCTCTAGGAAATCTATAAATCCGGTCACTCCTTGGAATGCCGTTTGCGATAGTAAGAATTGCGCCACATCACTTGTGAGGCTATTCGCTAGCTTTTCTACCTGATCAGGGTCCATCTCCCCCCTCTTTACGAATAGTTCGTAAGCCTCTGCAATTTTAGACGCACTGAATAGGATTGTAGAGAAGGGTTGCAAGCGCCCATAGGGAACCCAGGAGTCACCGACTCGGATAGAGTACGGTTGCTTTCCTACGCCGTAGAAGACATCTCTGTCTCCCACGTCAGACGGCGCGGCACCTGTTACCTCGAGGCGTCCATCCACGATGGCGTTTACTAGATACATCCCGAAGAGCGTTCCAAGGGTTACACGCGATATTTCTTCCATGCGTGTGCTCGGGTTGTTAGTCAGGGCGTCTTTTCCTAGGACCATTGCCGGGATGCGCGCCGGACTCATTCGGTACGCTTCACGCATAAGGTTCCCCAGCGTTCGGTAGAATGGAATGATAAATTGTACCGATGGGTGTCGGTTTTTTGCATCCTCGATTGTCTTCATGATTCCATCGAAGTCCTCTAGGAATAGGAGACGATCGGTCCGGGCGCCTACCTCCTCGATGAAATCAACCGGAGGCTTATCGAGTATATTTGCTACCCGGGCCCAAAGTGCCTCTCCTTGAAGTCCTTCCTGCATCGCGCGTCGATACGCCAAGGACTCTGCTTGCATGTTCGTGTGGGCTACGCGAAAGAAGATATCCATCGCTTGGAGGAATCGGTATGGGTATCGAATTACCTTTCCTTTCGTTCCTCTAATTGCAGGAATTCTACTCCCCGACTCTACAAGCGCTCGGTTAAATTGCAGTGCATAGTGCTCGTCTGCCATTGCGCGGAAAGCATGGACGGCCGCGCTCGGCAAAGAATTGAATCCTTGTCGTAGCATGTAGAGCGCTTCGCTTGCGTATACCTGTCGGTCGCTTCCGGTTATGGCCGCCCTAGCCCAGTCCATACCTCCGGCGTTTGCACGTACCGCAATCTCCCAGGGCACGTTGATACCGTTACCGGTTGCGTTTACCACCTGGGTCGTTACACCAGAAAGAAGGGATGCTCGATAGAATTCTACTACCTTGGCCATAAATCCTGGCTCGTTCCACTTGGTCAGGAAGTCCATTATCTCCGTTGGATTTTCTATATTCTCTAGACCATCTAGCGCCATATCAAAGCGCACCTGCTGTTCTGGCTCAAGCATGGATCGTACCTTCTGGATGTTTTGATTGATAAGGGGAGTCCGCGCGTATTGCCCTTCAATCTTTGTCGCCTCAAGACCACGACCGAATTCAGATCGTATCGCCATGAGATTGACCATTGCCCTCTTGTATACCTCCTGGGCGCTTTCGTATTGCTTACGGATCGTTACGTCATCCGGCTTCGCCTCATAGTTTTGGCGCAACTTCTTCAGCGTGTTAGTTCTGAATCCGGTAAGCACCTGGCTATAGGCCTCTGCCTGCTCCGGACTCGTTACCGTTCCGGGGCGAATCTGGGCAAGCTTTGTTATGGACACAGGGATTTTTGCCGCGCGTTCTGCAAGCTCCGCGTGAGGGATGGTTCCTCGGCGCTGTGCCTCTAGGGCCACGCGTACCTCATCGGGCCCTATCATGCCCTCTGTGAGGCGTTCGTATCGTTTCGGGGTAATTGCCTTCTCGATAGCTTTTCGGCCCTGTACGGCCGCCTCATCGAACGCAGGGACGTTCTTGGCGCGCCTCATTACCCCTAGTCCTACGATACCGGCGGCGGCCATCTTAGGGTCAAACTGTACATTTCCTTCTTCGTCTAAACTAAACCCTCCACCGACACCGAACGCTTCTACTGGAGTCTTGCCAAGCGCGACAGGGATATCGATCTCCCACCACGTTACGCCATTGTTGTCTGTTACTAATTTCGCGCCAAATTTATTTTTTAGGTAGCGACCAATCTCCTTTTCGTAGAATCGGAAGATAGGATTGTCAGTGTCTATTTTCCCAGAGATATCGAAGGATTCTGAGCGACCAATGACATCAGGATTTTGCATGGGGTTTTTGTCATTTTTTGCAATATTCCAGATATCCACCGGTACTGCCTTAAATCTTCCCTCCCCCAATACTTCAGTGATAATCCAAGGGGCTTCCGTAATATCCACGATTTCTTGTCCTACCTTCATATTCCCAGGATTAAGCTCTGGCAAATTCATAATATCTGCCTCATTCGGATTGGTATCAATACGCCATCCTCGACCTCCATTCGGATCCATATTGTTACCTCCTAACCCCTCAATCTTCATTGCCGTTTCCCCGGTGGGAAATTGAAGCTTACTCTTTCCATCCTGGGCCGCGCGCTCTACCTCCTCACGAATCACGCGTTCGTGCCAGGTGTTGCGGTAGGGTTCAAGCTTAGCAAGCTCAGTCTTTCTTACTTTACTTACAGGCTTGGGAGTTATAGGAGAACTTGGATAATTTCTAGGCATTACATTTCTAGTATACTCACCCTCCAACCTCCCCTTCTGAAAGAGGTCGGACTGCACCTCAATGACACGACGCGTTCCACCCCGAGATAGAATCTCTCGTATATTTGTAGTAGGTTCGCCGCTATTAATATAGTCTGCGACAATTTGTGCCTCATTGGGATTTTGCATATCCTCTACCCGAACATGGGCAAAGTAGTTCGGAGCTTCATTGGACTCAAAATGAAACCTTCCGGCCCCCACTGGAACAGGGCTTTCGTATATTATAGTTTCATATTTATCCACTGGCCCCCGAAGGTCATCTGAAAGATTAATTCCCTCCCATGCGTTCCCAGCATTCGTCTGGCTCAGCGGCAACAGCTCTGTCTGCACCTTGTTCGCAAACTCAGCGACCGGAATCGTGTCGCCTTCCATCGTTGCCAGGACGCTCCTGATAAGATCGCGCTCCGGCTGTTTTAGATCGGGTTGATTGGCTAGGTCCTCAATGAACTGCCTGGACACAGTCGAGCGGCCTTTTAGTTTTTCTACGGACCGTAGGGTCAGACCATCGAGACCCTCAAAGACCGGCGCGGCATCCTGTGCTTGCGACAATTTCTTTCCGGGAGTTTTCCCGATTATTTTTGCCACCTCCTCAATTACATTCGTCTCGCGAAGCCTGGGCAACAGTTTTTCGATATCTTTTTCAATGACACCTACCCCCCGGAGGGTTTGCCCGATAATGCTTTCGTCAGCTGTTCGGGCTATCTGCTCTAGCCCCTCCTTTCCTAGAAGCTCTAGGGCCTTTTTCTTGCCTGGCAGGCCCGGGTATGCATCCAAGGCGGTCAGCGGCACACCGACCAACCAGCCTAGGTTGTTTGCGTTTTCTTCTTCTACGCCAAATCCCCGGAGCGTCTCGGCGCCTTCTTCCGGGATTGTTTTTACCGGATCATCCCCAAGGAAGAACTGAGCCACGCTTCCGAACTGTTCGGGGCCTACCTCCTTCAGCTGAGGCTCTTTCCCGGTCAACATTTTATAGATCGGTTGCTCAAGGGTTAACGCGGTCGAGGTTATCGCACGAGGGAATGCACGCGCGATATCGATCGCAACGTCTTTGACCGCCCCGGGCACCTCCTTTACCACGTCTCGAGTTCGGTACTCCATCGGAGCCTGTAGCCCCTTGTAGGGCGCCGGGGCGAAGTAGTTGGCTACGCTCTGGCCGGCTCGTTCGGTAATCGAAGGAGAAGTCTCATCGGGCGAGACCGTAAACCAATCTTTTACCGTCGAGCCGACTTTGCCGGCGGCGTTTTGTAGTCCTTTGAAGAACTCGTTCATAGATTATCCGAAGAGCCCTCTAAATGCTCGCTGAATTAATCCTTCTCGGGCCGGCTCTCCAGGTGCTTTCCCCTCTGAGCGCACCTCATCTGCCGGCGCCAGGTCAGACGCTACCGGAATTACCTGTCCGGTGTATGGGTTGAAGATACTCTGGATTTCCCCGAAGTCATTCGAGATAGCCTGGAGACGCTGACCCGATCCGCTACTGCGATTGGCCGCGTTCATCTGCGCGATGTAGAGATCCTGGGCGAGTTCTTCCTCCCAGCGCTCCTGTTCATCCTGGGCCTCGAGCTGATCTCGAAGCGCCTTGTTATATCTGTCGATGTAATCGTAGGCCTGCTTTTCAAGATTTGTATAGTAGTCGTACTCGGCTTTCTTGTCGGCCGCCACGCGTCCTACGTAATTATTTATCTCCCCGAGCGCGGAGTTATATTCGCTGGCGATACCATTGCGCTGATTGATCTTCGTGTTGATCAGATCGTTGTAGTAATCCGCTTGCTTTTTAATGTCTCCCACCATCTGAGACGCGGAGAGCCCGGAGTTGGAACGTACCTGGAGAATATCCGTATCTCGCTTTTCCCGGAGGTCAGCGATCTCATTGTCAAGCTTCGTGATATTTTCTTTCTTGCCAGGCATGTCGTACTCCTTGTACTGCTCATCATACGTCCTGGTCTGGAGATCCTTTAGCTGGTTGAAGGAATTCTCTCGATTCGTTGCTGCGGTCGTTGCCTTACTCTTGTAGGAATCCACACTGAAAGGATCGCCATCCTCCTTGAGGCCGTCCTTGATTGCTTTCGTGTAGTCTAGGTCCTCTGCTCCGGATGAGAGTTGAAACTGCTCTCCACCTCGTTCTGAAACAGGTACCCATTCACCACCGGGGTCATACATCTCCCGAACGCCTGTTTGATCGTTCGTCCGTATAGAGCCTTCTCTTGCGGTCGCACCCGGAGGTGGTGTTGTTGCCGCCGGCGTGGCCGCAGGAGTTGCGGACGACCCAATCGTAAGCTCCTCACCGGGGTAGATGAGGTTGGGATTGTTTGATCGATATCCGGTGATATCATTTGTACGCACTCCGAACTGCTTTGCTATTTTGCCGAGGGTATCCCCCGAGGAGACTTTGTAGGTTTGAGTTGCCATCGCTACTTTTTATTTTGTAATTCTTTCTCGAGTTCCTCGAGGGTTCTCCACGATCCTTGAAGGCGAATGAGCTCGTCGCGTTGCGCGGCGGCCGCCCTTTCATAATCGCGGGCCCTTTTTTGAGTCTCTGTAAATTGTTTTCGAAGAGCCTTCTTTCGTTTTCGAATTTCAGATAATTCCATACCTATAGCATAACATTTTTAATGCTTTGGCAATACTCCCTTTTTCCTCAGGTAGACTGGTTTATACACAGCTCCCCCAGGCCTGGCGTCTCCGGTATCGGGTATCTTTAGGCTCGCCTCGGAGCGCTTGTCTACATCCCTTTCTTCGGCGTGGATGTCCATTTTTTTGCGCTGATGAATAGTTGTCTTGACCCATGGAAGAGTGTCCAGGTTTTCTATCTTTCCCCCGGGAACATAGATTCCATACTGCCCGATAAAGAACCTGAGGCGCTCCGTGCTGTCCACGAACGCTACGCCTGGCTCGGCTATCCCTAGCTTGTAGCCTTCGGTAATCCACCAGTCATGCTCAAGGCCAATATCTGCTCCGTTGATCAGGACACTTCGAAGGTCACTCCAGCGACGCGACGCGTTCCCTAGGGCGATAGAGTTATCGGACGAAGGCTGATAGCTTTGATTTGTTCGGATGCTTCCGGCAAAGTCTAGGTCTATAATGTTTGCCTCATCGAGAGCCGAGATAGAATTTACATGGATACGGTTCCATGGTGTTGGTCCAATGCCTAGCTCATTACTCGCTCCATCCGGATAGATGTCTCCGGATACCTCGATCGATGTTGCGGTTATCTGCAGGCGACTTGCCGAGCTTGCTCCGGCTTCAAGCGTGGCCCGGAGCGTACCTCCCGAGTCGTAGAACTTTACCGCATTGTCACTGTCAATCTGCACGCGTTTTCCGGACGAGGCGCTCCGTATAGTTCCACCTGTTATCGTAAGACCATTGATATTCCCGGCTGTTACCGTTCCTAGGTTCGCGTTTATCGCAGCCAAATCAGTAACGCTAATCTTTGACGCCGCTACCGCTCCGGCCTGGATGTTCGCCGCTACCACCGAGTCGGTTGCCAGCTTCCCTGCCACAATCGCTCCTGCGGCGATATTTGCCGCCTCTACGGCACTTGAACCTATCTTGGTGGTGGTTATGGCTCCTGCGGCGATTACGTCGCCCTGAACGGCATCTATGGCTATCTTGGCATTTGTTACTGCCTCCTCTGCAAGGAGCAACTCGGTTACCAGGTTTTCAAAGGCAAGGTCTCCAAGGTCATCGACGATGTCCTCGATCGCAGCGATGTCTGTTGTGGCCGCTTCTACCGCAGCGCCGGCGGTCGGGTCTAAGTCAGCCAGCGTCTCGGGCCGGTCGATTATCTCATCCCACACAGGAAGCTCCGGAAGATCGCGATCTTCCATCGTCTCTGCCTGATGGATTTTTAATTTGCCCGAGTCTTTCATTGGCTATACGTTATTGTCGTAGGCAAAGTACGTGTTTGCCGACACTACCTCCGGGGTGTTATTTCCGTTGGGATAGATTTCTATACGCACTTCGTAATTTTCCCCAAGACCCTCTACGTTAAAGATGCCTTTCGTTTCCCCGGTTCCATCGATGGCGTCACGTTCGTCGCTCATCGTGGTCGGGATCCACTCATCAGGGTCATCGTATTCATCATCGTCCGGCGCGCGCGTGGTTCGATAGAATACTTTTACCTCCGTGCTGGCTGGAAGCTTCCGGGTTACTACCTTGACCATGGTCCAGAACTTTTCCGATTCTGGATGACCGGCGTTAAACTCGAGCGACTCATAGACCGCGTCTGCTTTGTTTGACTGGTCGGTTACATCGATTCCGTAGGTGGAGCCATCCTTCCAGGATACGTAGATGTCATCTCCGTCCGAGGCTAACGCTCCGATCTCAGTTCCGGTCAGCTTTCCGTGACTCGGAACGTACTCAAGGTTTAACGCGAGCGGATCGTTTTTGTCGAAGCGTCCATAAGAGTAGACTCCGTTCTTCGTGCCTCCGTTCATCCCAAAGTGAGGGATGGTGTTGTGTTCGGTTATGGCGTTTGGGTAGAGGTTCGCGGTTCCAGGTATTACCTTTAGGGGCGAGGAGTCAGAGCGATTGAAATACTTAAGTTTCCCCTCGTCTCCTACCTGTAGAATCAGTCCGAGCTCTAGGTATCCTATCGCGTTTACCGTTCCACCTTGCGCTGGCTTTTCTTTTAACCAGGAGTCCTGTTGACGATCCCAATCAACGAGCCATCCCTTCCCAGTGCGGTCTTTCTCGGTTCCGATCCACTCTTTATTGTCGATAGCGGCCAGAACCTTGGCGAGCTTCCCGGGGGAGAGTGTTAGTGCGGTTGCGTTGAATGCATCCTCGTAGTCATAGATTGCCTGGTAGGGTCCGTCGTTGATGAGGACTACACCCAGGGCCACGATCATCGTGTGCCACGTTCCGGCGCGGCCGTCGCTGAAGGTTCCCGCGTCAGATACATTGCCCGACCAGGTTCCACCGGCGTTGGTTAGGCTTATCTTTCGTAGCTTTGTTTGAGTCGCGTAGAGAATGAATGTTCCCCCGGTGCTCACGAACTCCACGGCTCCGGTTATTCTTCCCCCTGACTCGGTATAGACGAGCGACCAGGTTCCGGAGACCTTGCGATAAATCTTCCCGGTGTCACCGAACGCATATTTGTTTCCGTCTGATCCGATAACAAAAGCCAGTGGTAGATCGGTTACCGTGGTGGAGGAGTCTTTCTTTAACGCCTGGTTTGCTTTTAGCGTGTCCTCTCCGTCTCGGATGTTCAGTCCGTAACCGAATTTAAAGGATCCCTTGGGTCCTTTGTTTCCGTGTTCAGAGATGCCACCTCTGAAGCTTGTGATTTCGAATACTTGATCTCCTATCATAGGCTAGTTAAATCGAGAGCTATGCGCGCGGCCGCCATACCCACTTGGACCGTGGGATTCCATCTGATCCCTATAGAGGGCCAGGGTTCCTACTTGCGGATCAAGCACCTCTACCAGCTCAGCCTTCGCCTCGCTGTACTTCTTCGCCTTACGAAGACAGGATGCTAGGGCTATGCGGACGATCGACTCATCAAGACCCGAAGGCGTTATCGCTTCGTCATCATCCCCTACGAGGGTTTGCCATTTCTTAATACCCCATAGGGATATCTGCTTACCGTTTTCAGGAATGGGATGGAGAAAGTAGAATCCATTGTGATTCGTGAAAATGAGCCGGCTCGCGTCTTGCTGTTTGTCTTGCTGGAACTCATCCCAGGTGACTCGCTCCCGGCCGTTCTGTTGGGCAGGGTAGTCCTCATCCTCCACAATGATGTTGTAGATAGAGTTCTCTTTGAAGCCAAGCTCTCCGCTCGGGTAGTCGTAGTATTCCCGAGAGCTTGCGGATTCAATCGTTAGGGCGAGCTGGAGGAACGTCCAAGCGTACCAGTCACAGACGCGTTGGCCGGCTTGGTTTAACCATCGGTCTTTTGTTGTTGCCTTCCAGAACCCCGACACCGAAGCTGCTGAGATACGGTCGTCAAGGTCTGCGGCTAGTTCCAGTTTTGTTGTCATGTTTACGTATATTTTATATTGTAATCATCTTCCTGCACACTATATTTTCGTTCGTATTCCGTACCAAGGACGGCGCGCAGGGCTACCTGTTCGATCTCCATAATAGTTGGGCCGGCCGGTACCAGCGACCCGGTGCTTATACTTATCGCCGGGGCCGAGAACGCCGCTACCTGTACGGCCGCTTGAATTATCTCCCAGACCTGAGCGGAAGCCTCTATTGCTACAAGCTCGGCTGTCTGCGTAGCCGCATCCGCATTGGCGGTTCCGGTTACCAGGATCGTGTTCTGTATAAATTGCAGGACCTTAGTTGCAACCTCTACTCCTATGGCCGGCGTTGCCGCGTTCTGTACAAACTGCGCCACCTGCGTTGAAGCTGAAACCAACGCCGTGCCAGTTACCGCGATCGCGTTTTGAGCGAACGTTAGCACCTGCGCGACTACGGGCGCCACAATAAGAACAGCGATCGTCGGCAGCGAGAATGCTATCGACTTTGTGGAAGGCGTCACCGTCACATTTATGATATTCAGATACACTGCTACAGTACACGCAACCTTCCTATCATTGGTAACATCAAACGTACCCGGATCCTCCGACGTGGCATTTAGCTGTCTTGTCGCTACCATCGCATTCGTTCCTTCGCCTCCAGGATTGTCTTTAAACAAATTGTTTCCCGTATAGTTTGTCGGGTATGCCGAAACCGACTGACTCGTGCCTTTTACGGATCCGGCTGCTATCCACAAGTAGTCCCTGGCGCCCCCAGAAGGCGTAAGGCTTGGAGGGTTGGGATCTCCGGAACCGGTGTCAAACGTAGATATCTGTGGCGTTCCGCATGGTCCCGTAATCCTAAGCGATATATGTGCGGATCGTACCGAACTTGTAGTTCCAACGTCAACAGTAGAACCTTCAGAACCTGTAGCTACCTTATAAAATACCGTCAACCCAGCATCGTCAAATCCACCACCATCCCCGGCAGTCCCCAATCTCGTCCATCCGGACGGATCCGTCAGCGTCCCTAATTTACCCCAGTACTGAGCTGTCGTGAAGAAGATAATAAGCAAATCACCGGACACTATTCCGGCCGGTAGGCTTATAGTATGCGTCGTCCCCGGCCCGCCCGTAGACGTATTCGTCGCTGCTACAGTAGGAAATGCCATAGATTGGTTTTCTCATCCCCGGCCTCCTGGTAAGAATTCGTGAGAATTCGGGAGAAGACCGGAGTCAGACACTAACCCTAGGTGAGATTGAGTATACCCTCGCTTCCCCACTGCACTACGAAGTTTCCGGAGCTCGAGCTCTGGTCGCTCCCGAAGTCGAAGTAGCAGATCAGCGCCGAGGTTCCCGGTGTGCCGGTGTCCTTATAGAGGACTCCTGCGCGCGCCGTGATCGTTGAGGCTGCCCAGGTTACGTCATCGGCATCGAAGACTCCTTCGTTGTCGGTGTTGTCCTGGGTTACCGCCTTGTTGGCGAGGGCCTCTCCGCCGGCCGTATAGCCGGTACCGGTTATCTCGTTGGTCACGTCGGCGAAGTCCTCGTGGGTGTCGGCGTTGGGAGTGTACGTCGCGGTAACCAGGGCGAGCTTAATGGTGTCAGTATCAAGGTCGATACCACCGTTCATGATGTTTTTCTTGAACGCGTTGTAGATTAAATCAGCCATAGCTATTCGTGCCCTTCGGCGTTAGACTCTCCTAACTCGACGTTTAGTTCTTCCTCACGCTTTGCTCGGCGCTTTTTCAAATACACGATCCTATCTCGAAGCTTAGGAAGGCCTGCCTTCCAGTCCGCTTCCTTTTTCTCTAGGCGTTCGATCTCACGATCGTACCCTTCGAGCGATGTGAACTGCAGCTCTCCATCTACGTGACGGATGCCACGTCGTGCCTCCACGAGACGACGGGCCACGCGGCGAACTTCCGTAGGAAGCTTTAGCCATTCGGTACGTCGCTTCTCGCGAGGGAGAGCCGCGAACTCCTCGGCTTTCTTTTGGATATTTTCTTGATCCATACTCGTATAGAGTTAGCTTATATGTTTCGGGTTCTCCCTCCCGGGGCCCGGCCGTTGCCGGCTACTCGTATGCTGGTTCGTCACTACCTTCTCGCGCTGCGCGAATCTTGCCCTTTAACACGTCCTTGTTGTCACGCTGGGCAATTGCTACCTTCTCCTTTTTTGCCAGCTTGATAAGAGCAGTTCGGTCTAGCTCGTCCAGATCGTCTGTCTCTGGGCCTGTAGCGTCTCCTTCTGCGGCGCCCTGCTCGTCAGGTTGTACCTGCACCTCACCCTTGGCGATAGCGTCTTCGCGCGCTTTGATCTCGGCTTCGCGTTGCTCGAGGTCTTTCTGCCAATCCTCTAGCTCTGCCTTGGCGTTGGATGCCTCAGGCACGCGGATGAACACTTTCCCGAAGTCACTTCGACTCTCTAGGGATTCGATAATCCCCTTGTCATCGGTTTCATAGAACCCATCTTCGAAGCGTACCGACTTGCCCGGAGCGGTGGTAACTCGACCTCCTACCTCGGTGTTATAAGCCGGCTGTAATACGATGCGAAGGCGAAGGTACTTCGAGATGTACTGCACCTTCTTCTGCTTTTTTTCTTCACTCATAGATGTGTGATTACTTATAATTCGGGATGCCCTCGGTTGCATCCTGATTGTCCTGGGGCCTGCCAATCAGGACAACGGCCCCAGGTACAACCGAGGACTACAGAGAGCCCTTGGAAGCGATGGCGTGGCGCGACTCCTGCTCGAACATAAGTCCGACCTCAGAGAGGTACTCCTCAATGATCTCGTCATCGCCAGGGGTCTGACGGTTCGTCAGAAGCTTGGTGTCACGAGTGCTGAGGTAGCGGTAGGTCGCAGCCTCCATGTCCACCACCACGCAGTAGTTGCCGTACTTCGTTCCGGTCAACAATTCGTGCTTGATGATGTTTAGGGTGCCGTGAGGCGATACATACTTTACGATGGTTAGCCCGTAGGTCGTTTCGCCCTGCACGATTTCCAACTTGTTCTTAGCCCACAAGTTGATCTGCGAGACGAAAGCCGCCGAAGCGAACGCGTACTTTTCTGTATTGCCGTGAGCGAATGCATCCTCTAGGAATGCCTCGAACTCTGCTTCCGTGTCCACGTTAGCGGTCGCGTAAGTAGTGATCTGAGGAATGACACCGCCGGTGTAGCGCTTGGGCTTACCGCTCGAGGCTGTCACCTTGGCTTTTACACCAAAGAGGAAAGCTCGCTCGATGTCAATCATGTGCTCAATTGCCTTCTTGCGTCGCTGATATCCCAGATCGTTCTCACGAATAAAGGTCTTCGTGTTCGCGGAGGTTTCCGTTACTCCGAATGGAGTTCGGAAGATCTGGCAGTAGCCGGTCTTCTCCACCGAGGTTGTACCCTTGATGGTGCGAAGCCCAGCGCCTTCTGCGTTCGCGTTTCCGATGATCCAGATCTCCAAGGAGGAGAGGTCTTCGGATCCGGTCTGACCACCAAGCTCATTGGAGAGCGTTAGGGCGTCAGTAGAGATGTCCGTTACCTCAAATCGGAATCCGTCAGCTACGAATAGAATGACGTCTCCGATAGAGAAGCGAACTCCCTGTCCGGCGGCAACGCTTACGGTAGGCGTGGATGCGATGTTCTTTCCGGTCTGTCCTGTAGCAGAGGTCGCTACACGAGAGCCGAACTCATCCTCGTACCACTTGAATTCAGGGTCGGTTGTTTCCTTCTTCTTGAAGGCCTCCCCTTTCTTCGTTACCGGATCTTTACCAGCGTTGGTCAAGATGGCCAACATAGGGTAGCGATCAACATCCAAGAGAGAGACGGTGTCCTTCACATCGTACATTCGTCCGGCTACATTGGAGGTGTCGCGTGTTCCTGCGTTAGGCATAGGTTTGATTGCGTTGGCTTTGTAATAGAGAGGGGTCGACTCTACCCATCTCTACCACCGCTTCGGATTATCCTTTGGGTTATCCTTTCGGGCCCTTCGGGTCACGGGTGGGTTGGCATCACCCTTTCAATTATTACCCTCCTAGACCTCCTAGGGCTGATGGCTTCGTTCCTGCGTTTAGAATGCTCGCGTTAATCTCATCTTCTTCACTACTCTTTTCCCCTCCGGCGCTTGGTTCGCTTCGCTCAACACCAGTACGCGAAGGCTTTTTCTCTTGGGGTTTTGCTGGCGTGGCCGGGGTTGCCGGGATGTACTTGGCGGCTTTCGCGCAGGCGTCCTTTAGAGACATCTGTTTGCCCTGTCCGGCGGCCGCGTCGATGTATCCGATTACTAGCTCCCGGAAATCCGCGTTCTCTTTTATCTGTGGATACTCCTTGGAGACCGCACGGATCTCAGCGGTGATGTTGGCTTGCACCTCCTGAGTTTTTTGAATGTAACGCTGTACGTTTTGCAAGCTATTCTTCTGGATGAGACTATAGAGCCCTTTGGCAAATTCCTTAGGGCTTACCTTAGTGAAGTCTGTCTTCTCAAGGTACTCCTCGAGGTCTTTCTGATCATCCTCTGAAGCTTGACCGATGTCTTTCTTGATTGCGGCGGCCGCTCCAGGGTTTGTTGGGTCAATGCCCATCTGCCTGAGCGTATCGTGCGCCGTACGAATCACACGCTGTTCAAGACTGCCCTCTAGTTCGGTATAGGATCTGGCTATTTCTTCCGCGCTTTTCCCTTTGAACTTATCGGGCATTACGAATGCAGCACCTCCTTCTGGCTCGCCTCCCTCATCATCTCCTTCTTCTGCGGCCGGGAGCGCTTCTGCACCCTCATCGGCCGCGCTTTCATCGATTGGAGCCTCCTCTAGGGGAGTCTCCTCGATCGGTTCGCGGTTGTCGATATCTGTCATACGTCGTGATTATCTTTATATGCTTATCGCCCTATGCGCTCTCGGATTCCCCCTAGCCTACTGGCAAAATCTTCGAGCCCATCACCTATCAACTCAATGCCTCCATCGAACGCTTGCCCCGGGAAGACATTAGGGAAGAATGGCTGTGGTTCTTGCTCGATACCATTCTCGCGCATGAACTGCCTCCAGCCTTCCACACCTCCCGGATATCGCTGTTCTATGAAGCTCATGATCGGCTGTCCGCTTTGTGCCGGGGCCTCCGGGAATGCCGCAGGCACACTTGTTCGGGGCACAGGATTACTAAAGGCTCTGATCATCGGGGCTGCCGGTGGGGCCTTCTTGAGACCGCGACCCACATCGATGGTGTTGCCTCCGGGCAATCGAATGTCCATGAGCTTGCTTGCGAAATCTTTTAGTCCTTCAAACATATGGGTTATTGGTACCTGCTCATGCGTTCCAGGTATTCGTTTACCATTTCCAGAACGCGAGAGAGACCGTTTATTTTTTGGGTAATAGAGATGTAGTCAGTGGCTATCTCTTGGAGGTTACGTCCTGAGAGTTCGATCTGACGCTGCTCTTGCATCGCGCTTTCTATCTCAGAACGTATCTTCCCCTCGAGCAAGACCCACCCCTCGGAGCGCTGAAGCTCTTGAATGGCTAGGCCTTGCTCCATTGCTTCTGCCGCTTGGTCCATAGACTAGTCTTCGTCTTCGAAGGGGCTACCCTCCGGGACAGGAAGATCCATTGTCTCATCCTTACCCAATCCTCCCATTTCCGGCTTGTCCTTTCCCTTCAAGGCGGACAACTTCTCAATCACGCTGTCGATCACCTCGTTCTCACTTGCTCCTTCATACGCACCCGACTCGATATCGGCTTTACATGCCTCTACCGTTTCGTCGATCTTCGCGAGAAGCTCCGTCTTTTTTGTTTCGTCCATCATATCCGTTTAATGAGATAGCTTATAATGTGACCTTTTACACAATCGGAAACGGCTTGGCCCAATTGCACAGAATTGCAGTTGCCGCAATCTCCACGGTATCTCCGGCTCCATCTTCGGTGATGGTTACCAGCGCGCGGATGTAACGCTTCGTCCTTTGAATCTGAAAGGTAGTCGTTAGATCTCCTGCGAAGATATTCACGGCTGCGCCTCCGGCGGCCGTACTTGGGTCGCCAAACTCTGAATCATCATCTTCTTGGATGGTGAGTGTTGCCGCGCTTACGTCTGCTCCAATCGCACCTACTACTGCTGTTACCAGCGCAGTGTCGAAGAAGCCGGACCCGGCGTCATCGATCTCACGCATGTCTACCGCGTCTCCGGCTACCGGAGTGTTGTCTCCGTCTACCGCAGCGAGCGGAAGAAGAGTTGCTACTCGGATGTTATTTCGAAGTTGCTCCATACTTTTTGTTCTTTTTAATTTCTAATATTCTAACACGATAATGTCTGTTGATGCCCCCTCCGCGATGAATGAGATCTGAGTCACGTCCTCATCGAGTGCGAAGTCTAGAGTCTCCCCCGAGGCAATGTAAGCGTCGAAGTTCCCAGAGGAGCTCCCCCCGGTGAATGTCGCGGCGCTGAATCCATCCCCTCCTGCGGTTAGGTCTGAGTCTACCGGGATACCATTGCCCTGAGTTCCGGCTGCTTGCGCGTTTAGCTGCGCGGTGTTTGCGGCAAACTCATCCATCGTTGCTAAATCATTTGCGACGAGCGCAGTAGAGTAGTCAGTTCCAGCCGTTCCGGTTCCGTTGATAGCCGCCCGAGTGACTAGCTGTGTTGCGGCCGCATCGTTTCCGATCACGATCGTCATGCCATCGTCATTGTACCCTCCCTCGAACGTCGTTACCCCCTCCCCGAAGCTTCCGTTTGCGATCGTAGTGCTTACAGGATATACGTTTCCGGCAGCTCCTGCGGTATCCGCTACGAAGAGCTGGGTCGTGTTGTCGTTTGTCGTCGCGCTTACGTCTGTGGGTTGTTCGGTTCCAGTAGAGTAGTTCGTACCCTCAGTTGCTCCTGCCTCTACCGCGAGCTTTAGATTATCTAAGGCTGCCGCGCTATCGGCCCCAAAGAGAATCTGGTTAATGATAGCGGTCGCTCCAGAGTCTTCGGTTAACTCGTCCACGAAAGAATATGTCTTATCGTTTACTGTTACCGTCTCTGGATCCACACCCGCGACACTCGCTCCGGTTCCACCTCCTAGGGTTGTATCGGCCCATGCGATGTTGTCTCCGGTTTCGGTTGTTGCGATACTGTTTGCCGCAACACCCGGTACGCGCGCCTGAATAGCCTGGGTCGTGTCGTCGTTCGTGATTGCGACCACATCAGCATGAGCTACCGTTCCAGTTCCGTACTCGGTCCCGGCGCCGGCGGTTGCGTTGATTGCACTCTTTAGATTGTCCAGAGCTGTTGCGTCACTCACCCCAATAAGGACCTCGTCGGGATCTCCGGTTCCACCTGTTAGCGCGGCTACCCAAGTGTAGACTCTTGCTCCGATTGTTACCGTGTCACCATCTACGATGTTACCGCCCGAGACTGTTAGGACGTTTACCGCGTGGACTCCGGGCACGATGGCCCCTGTGAGCGTCAGGATTGCCTCTGAGGCCCCTAGCAGGCTCGTCTTGAAGTTATATCGCTGTCCTCCGTCTTCCGTGTCTCCTACCTCAATCCAATCTCCGTGGGTTGGATTGGTGGCAAGGTCAAGGTCTACCTCTGCACGCGTGGATGCGTCTTTTGTTACGTCCTCATGGGCTGCCATGAAGATAGCGCCTCCTTTTGCGTGTACTCGAATTAGACCGGCTGCCGCGTTTACCGCAATGTTTAGCGGAGCGTCTGAGGCGAGGTCCTCGAAGAACCACCGCGCGAGCGCGTTACGGAATACCGGGTAGGGAAGAAACGAATCTCCCGATGCTCCCTTTGCTTGCGCGTATTCTATGTGATTTTTTTGTGTCATGATCGTTGCTTACTTATAATTTATCTCCCTCGGAACATTTGGAGAAGCCTTGATAGACCTCGTGGTGCTCCTGGGGATGTCTGGGGTAGGAACGAAGCCGGGTCGACTTCCGGTTCTGGTGGCAGAAGCTCTGCAGGCATAAACGCCTGCGGCTCTGCTAGCTGTGGTGCTACCGGGTTGTCAGCTAACCCCTCGGCCGGCCCGGGTTGAATTGGGATGGCCCCCACTGGACTTCCTGGTCCGGTTGGGATACCAGCCTCTCCCTCTCCTATCTGCGGTGTATCTGTTTGCATTTCCTTATCCTGTGGGTCTTCTTCGTTCTCATCTCCGGCTACGAGCACGTCTTGATACTCCTCATAGCCTGCCTTCTCAAGAATAAGCTTCTGCATTGCTCGCTTCTTCTGCCTGTAGAATTCTACCGACTTAGGATCGTTCGCGTCCGGTTGATCGTCAACCACGAAGAGTCGGTACATCTCGAACACCTCGCGCGACTCCTGCTCCGGAGACTTCTCCTTCCTTGGCTTTACGTCTACGCGCGCGTCTACCGTTATCTTCTTGTCTTGTGCTGTGAACTCACTCCATCGGAACTCCTTGCCTACAAGCCGAAAGGACTTCTCCTCTCCGAGGAACTCCTGATTCATCTCGATGAGAGCGTTAACCAGGTCAGTGAATGCTATCTCCATCTGGCGCACCAGAAGCGAGAAGCGGATGTTGGTCTGCATGAGCAAGATCTCTACCTTGCTGGCCGGTTCCTGGCTGGACTTAGGAATACCCTGGGAGTATTCGGAGAGAGCGAGTGCAGTCTGAATCTCACGTCGAAGCATTTCGTCTCGCTCAATCCATGACCGACTTACCTCGGGGAGTCGTTCGAAGGTTACATCGTTGACGTTATCTAGGTACCAGGTGGCTCCCGGTTCGTGCACCAGGTCAGAGGGCTTGTAGTCCTTGCCCTTCTTTACTTTCCGGATAGGGTCCAGCGAGAAGATAATATCGTCGGCTGCCTGGTTCCTGCTGTCTGCTATTTCGTGAATGGTTGTCTCTACCGGCTCCAGGTATGCCATGGCGTTGTACTCCCATGGCAGCGAGATTGCCGGGAGGTCAATGAAGACACGCCCCTTGCGAATGTTCTTGTAGGGGTTTTCTTCGTTGCGGATTACTGTATCCCAGTTTGCGATCACCACAAGTGTACCCTCGATGTGGTCGAAGCATTCGTAGAGAACTGATTGCTTTTCCGTGGATGACTTGTCGGGCGTCGCGGTTCCCTGGGTTGGCTCGATATCTCCCTTCTTCTGCTTGCCAGTATTTATCTGGCCCATCTTGAGCGTGTTGATTTCGTAGCGCTCAAGCCTTGGGTCAATGAACGTGTTGGAAGTATTTTCTACCAGCTTCAGCTTGTCCGGAAAGTAGAGAGCATCCTCGCCTCTTTTCTCTTCCTCTGATTTTACTACCTGAATATCTTTGAAGGTTGCCTTTATCTCCCAGCGTGAATTCTTAAGACGCTTCTCGGCGTGAGGGTCTGGAACGAAAAGAGCCGGGTCGATTATCTCGATATCCGGATCTCCTTCTTCCCCTCCATCCCACATTATCTGAGCGACTCCATTTCCGAAGAGTAGCTGCGCGTTGATCCATTCGATCTTCTTGTCATCGAACTGAATCACCTCCAGGTCATACTCAATAAGGTCATCCCACTTAGATATTGATGGGGAGTTTATGTCTTCTTTTTTCGTTGGGTAAATATTTACCGTTGTACTCGCGGACGCCATGCGTGGCTTTACCGTCTCGATGATTTCAAATCCGGTAGGCGGCATCAATGAGGTTTGATAGGCATAGTTAAGACTCTCCCGGTATGCGCGGTAGAGCTTGTACATGCGAAGGTTTCTATCTAGGATTGGCTTTCGAAAGTCCCAGCCTGCATTGAATCGTTTCTTCCAGAGTTCTATCAAGGTCTTGTCTTTTTCTTCCGTATCGGACACAAGAACATCTCCTTGGATTTCCTCGGAGTCGTTGAGAACTATTTTGTTTTCTTTGGCAGAGGGAGCTTTTGCCATGTGCTTTTATTATAACACATTTTTATTTTGATACCTTCTCTCGTCTGTCAAGAGCTATGAGGTAGTAGAGGAAGCCATGGAGAAGGTCGTCCTTTCCTGTGGAGACCCACTCCCTGCTTGCCATTCCTTGGCGGTCGGTTACGGTTCGGGCGTACGTTGTGCCCATGTGTTCGATGAGCATCTTGATGGCCGGGCTGTTCTTGTCAAAGAAGAACCTGACGCTTCCCTGCTTTAGCTTCGTTAGCGCGAAGTCTATCATCCTGGTCCTGTCAGTTAGAATCTTTACCTCCTCTTCGAAATCCTTGGGCTTGCTCTGGAAGTCGCTGTCTCCATATCGGATGATCTTGGTCTTCTTTGGATCGTCCTTGTACCAGTTGACCATTACCCGATAGGGAAAACGTGCGGCGAACTCGAGCACCTCATTTGGCGTGAAGCCTCCGTCAATTACCGCGAGGCGTACGTCGTATACCTCCATGATCTCCGCAAGGCGGTCCCATTTGCCCTTCCCTGCCTTCCCATTGCTCTGGATGTAATCTTCGTCGTCTCGTAGCCTTAGGATGCCGTAGACGCCCTCCTGTGAGCCCAGGACCGCATAGAGCTCGTTGAGCTGTACGTCCACCCCGATCACGCTGTTTACTTCCAGGTGCTCCTTGTTCGAGAGGCCCTGGTAGATAAGGCTCGCCGGGATCTGGCTGTCAGCGTTAACGTACGGCAGACCTAGCTTGTGATTGAAGAAGTATTCCAGGCCCCCCTTTTCCTCATCGGCTACACCCTCTCCCTTTTCACGCTTTTTGTATTCCTTTACCAGGTCGGCCGCGCTGCGCCAGGGCACGATCATCTGGTTAATCCAGTAACCATGAATCTCCCGGTAGGGGAAGCGAGGCTTCCATCCACCGGCCCGGATCATATCCGGGGTTATCTCTTTTCCACAGGTCATGCAGATGTAGACTCCCGACCGAAGGTCTACGTTTCGGGGCCACTCCATGTGCTGCTCTTTCTGACATCGTCCATTCCCACAGATGAAGCGCCAGTTGCGTTGGTCGCTTTCGCTGAACTTCGCGTCTATCCCAAAGTTAGGAACTGTCGGAGTTGAGATGTAGCGCTTTTCCATAAGCGAGTCGGCACCCTCCATACGCGAATCGTAGTTGTCTAGCTCGGCCTGGTTTGATTTGTCTACCTCATCGTACCAGTTGCGGTCCGAGGTTAGCATGATGGACTCACGCTCAGAGAAGGTTCCCTTGTAATAGAGGAATGCCTTGCCGAGCTGCTTCTGTCCTACCGCATCCACGTTCTTCTTCGTTCCCATGTCCGAACGGATGTCTGGGTTGTTCTTGATTATCTCGTTCGTCTTGGAAGGTACGAACTTGGCAACGTCAGCCACCGTTGGGAGCGTATGGATCTGATTGATACCCCAGAACTTCCCATCGTGGAGTGAGGTTACCACCGCCCAGGTTGAGATGCCCACCTGCGAGCACTTACGGACTACTATCTCGCGCGCCGTATCCCGGTAAATGCCCTCTAGGAAGAAGAAGTCGCTGCCCCGGTCTACCCGAATCTGCTTTCCCTTTTCGTTTTTGATACCGCGCTCCTCTATCCATGCCAGGGTATCGGCCGCTACCAAGGCTTGTAACGCTTCACTACTCATCTTCCTCATCCTTTACTGCGTAGTATGCGGCAACGGCTGCGCGTTCGGCTTTCGTTGGTACGTGCTGGTCTATGATGTGCGAGTCAATCTCCCCGGAATGTTCCAGGGCCTGAGGTGCTTTACCTAAGACGCGGTCTAGATATTCTTTTACCGCAGTGATGTTTCGCTTCTGGTGTCCTTCAATGAAGAGGATGTCGAGCATCGCGAGTAGGCGCGACTTCTCTACTATCTTAGTCTTGCCTCCGGACACCTCTGTCACCTGCACCATCTCATGACCGTGCTTGTCTATCACTTGCTTATAACCAAGAAGCGCGAGGCGCTCCTCGCTTGGTTTCCTTCCTGCTCCGGGTCGAGCGCCTCCATTCTTCTTCCTCTTGTCCGAAACTGATTTCTTCGTGGAATTCAGTTTTTCAATCTTTCCCGGGGCCGTCTTTTTGTTGGCGGTTCTCCCTTTCATAGTGTGTGCTTGTTATCTTCGTGGGAAGTGCGAGGATCGATCCCGCGCCTCTGAGTCTGCAGACTAGTGTTCTACATTAAACTAACTTCCCTGCGCTCCCATCTCCTACGCACCGGGCGAGAGGCGATCCTGGGTACCACTCCAGGTATCACTTCACCCGGCTCTCCGTAATAAATCGCTTGGCCTAAGCGGTACCATCGTCTGGTACGCAGGAGATAGGAACACTCGCTCTACTGCTCTTTTGCTGTCACTGCTTTTACTGCCCACATTGCTGCCTCCTCATAGCTGGTAAGTGCTAGGGCAATGAGTCGACGCACCTCAAGGTCCGTACTAGGACAGCGGTCTACCAGGTCAATGAGTTCTGCTGTCTTGTTCTTAATATGGGAGACTGCGTCTTCAGCAGAGGGATTGAACTCTGTCCTTACTCTAATTTCTCCTAGTGTTTTTTTAGACATATACCTAAATAGTTAATTGTTTTTGGCGAGGGGGTGCTGATACCATTCGCCTCTAGTACCAGCACGCCCCTCATGGCTACCGCCCAATCTTGGACGGTATTATTGGGATAAGCACCACCTCCTCCCTTATTGCTATTATAGCACCCCTTCCGCACATGAGGCAGGTGGCGATGTTTTCCTCCCTCTCCATTGTTCCGGTCTTGCAGTTCCAGCACTGCCCAACGAATAACGTATTCCTCACTTGCGCCGACCCCCCATAATCCCTTCGTCTATTTCGATCGGAAGCCCAAGCGCGCTCGACACCTCCTTGTAGGAACGATGCACCGCCTCCCAGCAGAACAGACACAAGGTGGCGCCCTGGCAACCTGAACTTCTTCCACACACTCCACACATATTCTCCCCTCCTTCACACGGCCCACGAAAAGAATGTTCGTGGGAAGATGTTGCTTTGCCCTCAGGGCATCAGCGTCAAGTGACCGTGCTTATTACTGATTGGACTCTATGTCCATTTTGAAGGAACTCGGTTGTTGCACCTCCTGCGAGATACCGCAGACCGTGCGAAAGAGAGGAGGCACTACTACTCCGGACGCGGCCCTTGCTGGCCACTAATAATCTCTCGTTCACTTCTGTCGATGTACTCTTGCATGTGCGACTTGAGCCAGATCATAGAGTCGATGGCGTCTTGTGGCTTTGGCTCCGTGGACTGGATGCTCCTTGTGCTTAGGCTGTGAGCTCCTACACCAATGAGACCTACCGCGATTCCGTAGGTGAGGACTTCCCATCCGTTGTACGTTACCAGGCCTATCTCAGACCAGAGACGCACCAGAGCCATTCCGATCACTCCGGCTAGGTATGGCTCCGCGTGGAAGACCCTGCTGGTTCCCGGGATTGGGAACTCTAGCCCTCCTACCGAGTTCTTCACGATCTGCACGAGACCCGAGACGATACCAATAAGAACGATGAGTCCGGCTGGCAATATCATTTCGAATGCTTCCATAGCTTTGTGTTCGTTTAGTTTAGACCTTTACCCTATATTCTTTCCGTAGATATCTTCGAGCCTTGGTAGCATGCCCTTAACCATGTCGTGCAACTCCCGGGAAGGATAGTCTTTGATCTCCTCTCCCTTGGCCAGGGTTGCCAGGTACTCGGGAGTAGTTGGCTTTGGATTAGGATCAATCATCAGCGCCGAGAGAAGATCGAGGATCTCGGCCTTGCTGTCTCCCTCCGTTACCCTGCGGACATTTCCCCCTAACTCGAGGAACTGGTCTGACGTGCCCGGGACTACTAAGAATCGCGCGATGATGTCTGGCATATTGTTTTGTGTACCCTCTGGTACGTATAGATTTATAAAATGTTTTGCTGGATTGAATGCATTGTCGAATATTTTTTCCGCTACCTTCTCTTCCTCTCTGGGAAGATGTCCTGCCACACTTCCGTCTTCTCGCTTGTAAGCGAATCCATTCTGAACGTCTCCGTGAATCGCTGAGCCTATCAGCTCATCCATCAGCGCGTGGTTTATCTCATGAATGAGAATGTCATCGATCTTGCCTGCGTTAAGATACCCTCCACCTGGGATCGAGATCTTAGAGCTTCCTGCTACAAGCCCTCCGTGGTGACGTCGAATTGTTGGACCGTCTCCGGGCACCTGCATAAATCCACTTGCCGTTGGTCCACTGGTTACGCGGATGAAGATCGCGTACGGTCCTGGCTTATCCAGGAATACTACATCGTTTGGGAAATACTCTCGCGCGTGCTGAATGGCCTTGGTTACCTGGGCCGCATCTTTGGCTTGCTCCTTACGTTCGAAGAGCACCGGGATTTTGTTGGTTGTGTTCTTAATCATGTCTGTTGTTTTAAGTCGTCGCGCCACCTCCTGATAGTAGCCCTCGGCATTCTCCTGTTTGTAGCTGGTGATATCCTGGTGAGTCACGATGCGTTCATTCGGGATGTTATGGCGCGCCTGGATCTGACGCACCAACTCCGTGACGGCCGAGACCTGAGCCTCGGTGTAGGTCTGATCTTGGAGTCCTTCCATCTCAATGCCTACGGTGTGCACGTTCGGATTTACGTATGCTCCGCGTAACGTGTGGAGAATGGACGCACCGCGCGCGTTGGGCTGATAGATGTTTCCGGCGTGCCAGGAGGTATCTTCCTCTCGCACGATACGAATTACCTCCCCACTACGGCCCACCCAGTAATGAGCTGAGGCCTGACGCGTGTTGGCATCGATAAGGGTAGGGAGATCTCCGGCGCGGCGCCCCAACGTCTTATGCAGAACGATCGCGTCAGCCTTGTTGCCGAAGCGTCCATTCCACTTTTTCGTTGTGAGCATCTCTTTAATTTCCATACCCTTATTATACCAATTTTATCTATGCAATACCCTGCTCTTTATACACAGGCACTATGCCCCGGATCGTGGCCATCGCCCTTCGGCTCGAGCCCCACATCCTACGCAGTCGCTCAAGTAGTCGCTCATAGAATGTCTTACGTCGAGCAGGATACCAACCTATACGTGCCAACTCTTTTGCCTTCCGTGCGCGTCGGCGCGCGAGATAGGCCGTGGAATTAAAGAGGATATTTACAGGCGCCTTGCGTTCCCCTCGCGTTACCATCTTGCGAGCCATGTGAACTTTTTGTTTGTGAGTCAATTTATTCTTCATAGTAGTTTTGTTACTCTCACTCTAATATCAGGAGCTTCCTGGTCACCTGCCCAGCCATCATTCTCGATAACATAGAACTCAGCCGGGTCTACCTCCCACTCCTTTTTGCCATTGCGCTTAGCCCAGCTGTGTAGGACTGAATTAGCGTAAGCGCGGACGTTAGCGAGCTTCACGATGCGCGCGGTGAACTCCCCGGTCGGGATGTGCACCACCGTCACGAGAACCTTCCTTCCTGCCATCGCCGGGATTATCTCCTCCTCAATCTTTTTCTTGGCGAGTTTACCTTCTTCTGTTTTCTCATCCACGTTTATCTTGGAGAGCCGAACTGTTACGTCCTGCCGTCCATCCGGGTATCGCGTGACATCTGAAGAGTGCGTGCTCTTTGGCCTGAATAATTGTAGTAATTTTTTAATCATATAGTTCTGCTTTCTTTTGAGTGAGCTTTTCCCACCTCTTAATGATACGTCGACAGTATTCCGGGTCCAGCTCCACCATCACGCAGCGCCTACGAAGCTGTTCGCACGCGATAAGGGTACTACCCGAGCCTCCGAAGGGATCGTAGACCCACTCGCCGGTCTTGGTACTGTTTGGCAGAAGGTTCCGGAGAAGTCCTACCGGCTTCATGGTCGGATGGATTTTTGACCGCGCTGGCTTGGGGTAGAACTGAATGCTTTTTGCTTTGCTGCGTTCCATCTTATGCCGACCGAACCATCCGTATGCGATGATCTCATGCTGAGGTAGATAGTCCTTCCTGCCTACCACAACAGTGTTTTTAATCCAGATGAGCATCTGACTGTAGTAGAACCCGGCCGCCTCCATGCCGTTTCGTAGCGCCCGGAACATCATATCCGAGTTGAAGATGTAGCAGGCGTTGTACGACTCTAGGTAAGGCTTTACTGCCTCGAGCCAATCTTTCGTGAAGAGTAAGTACGATTCTTCTGTTTGGATGTGGTCGTTGATGATATCGCGCGCGCCTCCTTCTGCGCCAAGCTTCGCGAAGTCCTTCTTGCCACCCACATAATCCACTCCGTAAGGAGGATCAGTAATGATAGCTCGGACGCCACCCCCCTCGAGGTTTCCTAGAACCTTGGCAATGAAGTCCGCGTCAGTCGCGGATCCACACGCAAGTATATGCCTGCCAAGCCGATAGATTGTACCCTGTCGTATTGTTTCCATTGCTATATCTTCTTGGCTTTCTTATTAGTGAATTCTTCCCAGCGCTGCACGATTACGTCACAGAGTACCGGGTCCTCTTGCATCGCTCGAACGTGTCGACCTATTTGTTCTGCCGCAATTATGCTTGCACCTGCTCCGGCGAAGGGATCTAGGATGATGTGCCCGGGAGCGCTGCACCGTTTGAATGGTTTCTCCGCGAGGGTTACCGGCTTCTCATGGAGGTAGTCTTTGTCGCTACCCTCCGGATCAATCCACACATTGATACGCTCGAAGACCTCCTCTTGTAGCTGGTTGCCAATACCTATTTCCTTATTGAGAACTCCGTTTGCGTTCCCGATTGTCCTATTCACAAAGGGCTTTCCCATGGATCCGTAGACACAAGGAACGTACGCTGTATTGAATACTATCTTCGGGCTCATGGTTGGCCTGCTCCGAATCCACATACACACTGCGTTCGATGTTATGCCGGCCGAAGAATATAAAGCCTGGACGTATCCGATATAGTTTTCTCCCACCCAGAAGAAGATGTGAGCGTTTGGGCTCATCGCATCCTTGACCGCAAACACAATAGCACCCAGCTTTTCAAGATAGGTTTTCTCTTTTCGTGTATTAGTAGGAGGGTCTACCCACACGAGGCTGGCCATATCCCCTCGCATCAGCTTCTGGAGTGTCTCCTCGCCCTCTGTACTGCCACACACGAGGCGATGATTGCCGAGCTGGTAGATATCCCCTGGGACAGTCTTGGGCATCTGTACGCTCTTTATGGCGCGCGACACGTTGAATTCATCCTCGATGATATCCACATCATCAAAGAGTAGCTGCATGTCTTCGTCTCCGAAACCTACATCCAGGAGAAGGTCTAGGCCCAACTCCTTTAGCTTCTCGGGATCCCAGGACCCGGTGTTTTTGTTTAGCCGAAGGTTTAATTCGCGCTCCTCTTTTGCGGTTAGCTCTCGATCCGGCACGCGCACCTCGATCTCCTTAAGACCAATATCCGCGTAGATAGTAGTACGTTGATGGCCCCCGATGAGCACGTTGGCGCGGCGGCCGGTGTTTACGATTACCGGCTCTACCGTACCGAAGCTTGCGATCGATTGCTCTAGGTCGCGTCGCTCTTGCTCGGTCATTTTACGCGGATTGTAGTCTGCAGGAAGTAAGTCCTTTACCTTCCGCTTTTCAGAGCGCCATTGAATCGTAGTAGCCATCCGTTTTATTTATTGAAATTATAAATACTAGCCTAGGCGTAGCCATCGCAGAAGTCCTGATCGTCATTGCTACAGTAATCCTCCTCGCAATCGAGACAGTACCCACTGTTCATGTTGGCGGTAATTTTACTTATGGCCCGGCCACACCCTCCCTGGCACATTACAAAGTCTTCCTTGCATTCCTCACAGAGCTGTCGCTTTATTCCTGGGATGAGACGCTTGCACCCTCCCTTGCAGAGTGTCGTCACTGACTCGCTTGGCTTTGTTGTTTTTACCTGGGTCATATTAGAGAGTTCCTCCGTGCTCCTTATAAATCTCCTCGAGTGCTTCGAGCTTACGCTCGTCCATATCTGCCAGCTCACGCATCTCCTTGAGCCGAGACGAGACTGTTATCTCTTTCATCTGCATTGTCTGCGCGTCAAAGTTTTTGTTGAGAACAACATGACCCTTGCCGGCCGCTTCCATTTTTTCAAGCACCCTAATCGATGCCTGCCTGCTTAGCTGAATCTCCCGGTGGTCATTCACTAAACTCTCCAAGATCTCCTGCTGGGTCTTTATCGCCATAGTTTTCTATAAGAGAAGGCTTGTACCTCCTGTAAAATTGTAACATTCTTTGGCTGTCGCGGAGCCTGCGCTGCGTGTCACTTACCAGCGCCTGCCGGTTCACGTTAGCCTCTCCGTAATACTCTCGAAGTCTTTTCGACGTAGACTTCCGATGGAATTCAAGCTGCAATAAATCATTTGCAATGTTGCGAACAAGAATCTTTTCTAGCTCATCCAGACCCCATCCTAATTTTAAATCCATCATACCTTCGTTCCTTTAGATTTTAATTTTTGGTACTCCATCGACTCCTTGAAGCTCCAGGGATAGCAGATGTAACATCGGTTCGTTCGCTTAGCCTCGCCGGTACCCTTCTTCTTGCATCCTTTGGGGTACTTCTCGAAGTGAGCCCTTTCCTCCTCCTGCTCCTGCCGCTCCTCATCTAGGCGCTCTTGTTGTTGGCGCTCGGCCCGAATGCGCGCGGCGCACTCGCACTCCTGATTCTTAGAATGGAACCTTCTGTACTCACAGATCCACTCTCCTTTCTTAATCCTGGTTAGGACAACGTATTGCTGAGGCGTGTACACTCCATCTACGTTGGCGGTATTGACTGTCTGGTCAAGGCGTTCGAGTCTTACGAAACCGTGAGCGGAGAGGCCGGCGAGGTGTGGTTGTAGTTGGTCCGACTCCTTCTTGCGGATCCAGATGGGCATGCCGCTCTTCATAAGAATCACTCGGAATTCTTCGTCCTTTAGAATCCTCGCGTCTGGTAGGGTTAGCGATACTTCTTTCTTTGCCATGGTTTTATGTAATAGTTATTCCTTTACGTTGCGCCGCGAGCGAGAATTCTCTGCTTCTTCGGAGCCAATTGAAGAGGCGGCGCTTGACTTCAAAGGTTGGCTGCATCTCCCATCGTTGCTTCGTGCCAGTCTTGTTTGGTTCAGTCCAGTATTCAATAAACTTTTCAATCTCCACCCTAATGGCGTCTCCATACCTATCGTCTACCATCTGTAGTATTTCCTGGGTTAGATCCGTCTTCGCAGATAATCCCGAGAAGAAGGCTTGGGCAATTTTACCTGGGGAGTTTTGAGGAACCAAGGCCACAGAAGCTACCTTTTTTGTTTTCTTAATATAGCGGTCCAGCAAGTCCATCGTCTCATCCACATTTATTTTATAGTGAATCCGGGGAGGACTTCCTGCGAGCTTGTCGTCTAGCACGCCCAAACTCACACCAAGCTTCCGCGCGGTGTCTTGCTCTCGACGACTGAGTCCTGTTTCTTCGAACATCTCATCGTGCGACTTATAGATCCATCCGTCCGGATCGGTGGTCCTCTCACTCCAGTAGTAGAGTTGTGACCACATGAGCGCGAGATTTACGGACCCAAATGCTTTTGCGATAGCAGGATGGTACGCGATCGGTCGTTTGAGTAGTTCTATTGCCACTTGTTGTTTTTCCATCGTGTTGTCATTATATCACATCGGGAATAATAGTTTTCCACACCTTGAAGGAGTCCTCCCAGTCGATCTCGTTGGGGTAGGGGATGTAGAGCTCCAGGCCCGAGTCAGGTCCAAGGCCATCCTCTTTTGTCGGCAGGGCAGCCCATCGGATACAGGCTTCCCAAAATTCCCGGTACGCCTGATCGCCAAGTTCAGTAGTCGACATGATCCGCGTATACCGCTTGCCTCCTTTCGCGCGCACCTCTACCTTTAGAAACATCTCGCGCAGGAATAGCTTAGCCTCGTCACGATCTATCCCCATCTCCTCAGCTATCATCCGAAGGGGTACTGCGTGGAAGTATTTTTCTTCCTGCCGAGATCGGTCTTTCGTTATTCTCTTGAGAACGAGATGCATCTCCCGGCTACAGAACGCCATCCGATAGCGATGCCATCCTTCCGGGTCATCGAATACGATCCCCCCTCTCGGTCCTATGATGACTTTAAATTTAGGAGCGCTCGCTTTTTCTTTTACTGCAGCCATATAGATTAAGGATTAGCTTCAAAAAATGCTTGGGCGAACTTCTGCGAACATAGGGAACGAAACTCCGCGTCTGTCTCTGGTCGTTTTAATATCCAACGGAACTCTGGTATCAGGTCATACGCGCTCTTGTGCATAAAGGCGAGCGAGGGCTTACCCCTTCCTGGTCGTTGATACAATTCTGGTATCTTCGGCACTTCGTCCCAATTAGAGTACACGCGCGGTGGGATAGTGAACCTGCCCCACAATGCCGTTCGTTTCGTCCAGGGGCTACCATACCACCACGGTTCGTATTCGTATGTTGGCTTGCCAAGATACTCTTTCAACACGCCACGCGCAGGGTTTTCTATAACCCACCAAACAGAATTTGCTTCGGCAATAATTCTTTGGCACTCACGAACAAGGAACATTCCTTCTTCGGGGTTTCGCGCCTTACCATTTGAACGGGCGGTACTAAACTCGGTACAAACGGGGTTAGCGATAATGCCGTGTACCCCCCCAATGTCTTTATTGCGGCGCTATCAAAGTTTTCTACACCAATCTCTTTGCCAATACGAACCACCTTATACCCCGCATCCACATAGGGCTTCGTGTCAGAACCAGTATCGGCGCAAAGGTGGAGTATCACTTTCTCTTGCTTCATACGTTTCCTTCTAATAATAATTGGCACTCTCTGATGTACTCTGCCCGGGGCCTTGGGTTTGCCATGCTCCAATACACCCTTCGCTCGAGCTGGTCGAATCGCTTCTGACCAAGCCTTCGGATCATATACTCCCGGTACTGCGTCTTCTTGCGCGCCTCCCATTTTGCGTGACACCCATGGCAGAGCGCGATACAGTTGTCCGGATCGTACCGCGCGACCCACATTGCGCGGCCAAAGAAGTGTGAGCACTCCAGCTCGGCCTGTGGCCGGCGCCGATTAGGGCAGAGAGGATGCTGACACATTCCGTCTCTGCGCCGGATGAAGAGCGAGAACTCAGAGTCTGCTCGCTTCCAGAGCCATGGCTTCATTCCCTGTACTCACCTTTCCTCATGCATAAGAGTGCAATTGAATCGAAGGTGGTTTTTACTGGTACTTCATTCTTCTTTCCGCATCCGGCACATGTTCGAAGATTCCACGCCTCTCCATCTCGAGAGAATGAC